AAAAGAGATAATATTCGCTCCTGATTTAACATACGAATGGGGGGGAAGACCCTGCATATTTAGAAGAACACGAAGTAGACTTTGAAAATATAGCTAAATTAATTTTTGAAGACTATAGAGGCGAAGAAGTAAAACAATTAATCATTTAATATTATGGAGACACAAGACTTTTTAAACGGATTAGACAAATTAACATTTGTAAAGTGTGACAACAAAACCTTATACACTGAAGAGGGTTTTGAGATTAAGTATGAACTCGAATTAATGGGAGGAGCATTGAGTAAATACCCTATACAATTTATTTTTAGGATATATAGAGAGGGAGCTTATGTCCAGTCATGGGGTTGTGCATCAAATGAAGACAATATAATTGCAAACATATGGTGGCAAAAGAAAGAGTGTGCAATGAATGACTTAGAGTATAGTAAGAAAGATAAAAAGACAGTAGAAAATAAAAGACTATTCGAAAACCTAACACGTTAATCACTATCAACATGAAAAATTTTAGACCATATGCAATAGCATTAGTATTGTTCGCAGTTATATTACTGTGTTCAAGTTGTAGCAGTAATCACTGTTTCCATAAAAGAAGTAATTGGACACATAATAGTAGAAGATAACAACATGAAAAAAGAAATGTACACATTGAACACACAAAAGGCTGAAATTGGTGATGTTATCTTTTACGATGGCATTGAGCAAATAATAAAAGAACTACACTATCACAATCAAGGCTATTTAGAAACAATCACAACAGATAAGCTACATATAAAAGCTTGGAGTATGAATATTAAAACTACCAACTTTGAAAAATCTACATTAGCTTTTCAAGGCTATAAAATAAACAATTAAACAAACAACAGGGGCGGCAAACGTCCGCCCCTTAACACTTAACAAAACACACATAAACACATAATAAAATGAGATACAAACAAAATCTAAAAGTAGAGGGTAACAACGTTTACAGCTATTCAACACATGTTGCCACAATTAACCACGAAAACAAAACAGTTGAAATATTGGGCTATTGGTCTATGACTACCTCAAAACATATAAATTATGTCGCCCGTGAATGTGGCTATAAAATAGCGAAAAAATACGAGGGCATGAAATACAAGGCAATAATTTAAACACGCATAAAACACACCAAACAAAACGGGCGGGGTGAAATATACCCGCCCATATTTAAACACTTTAAAACGCACACAAATGAGCAAAACGGAAAACGTTAACGGCATAGACTTCACGCCAATAAACAATAACTACTACGGCAACCCGCGCTATATAGTACACTTTTTTACATTCCTTACTGATGATGAGCGCAAAAGTTACGGCATAGATACGCGGGAATATTTGTTTAATCTTGCGCTCAATAGGTCGCGAAAGTTGAGCGGAAAAATTTACAGGGGCAAAAGTTACGGGGGCGGCATTGTTTTAAGCTCTTACAACTTGCGAGATACTGCCCAAAAAATACAAAGTATCATGGTCTCCATTTCATAACATAAATTTTCACCCCATACACACATACAAAAAAATACACTATGAACACACAAAAAAAATACACTTTTGAAGAGCTAAAAAAGGGCAAAAAATACCTTCTAAATTTTAGTGGGCTAACAGTAGCGGGGACACTAAAATATAAAAATAAATCGGGGCTTTTATTTGTATATGAGGAATATTTTTCCAAGGTCAAAAAATGCGACTATTTTTATTCATTCGATGTAATAACAGAAATTTAAAAAACACACACACATGAAGCAAGGTAAAAACATTACACGGTTGAAAATATGGCGTGAACTTGAAAAATTGGGCTTCCACGACTGCAAATATACTTTTCAAGGTCTTTACTATCAGGTCGGGGCATGGAAAGAACACCAAGGGAACGAGATAATTATTGAGCCTTCTGTAAGTGGTAACGACTGGAAATTGACCTTTTATTGTGGAGATATTACACTACTGAAATATATACCAGCCCGCCAAATTTTACACGAAATAAACGAGATACTCAAATAATCAATTTAAGCCCTAAAAAAGGCCGTTAATACGGGCGGCCTTATATACACATCAAAAAAAACATTCCGCTCAATTTTGAGCACTTAAAATCAAAATTCAAACACTTATAAAATCAATTCACTATGTACACACACACAACACACACACAAAAAGTTTCTATCAACTCAATTGCCCGTTCACTTGCTATGTATGAACTTGGCGAACTATCGGCTGAAAATAGTCTTTATCTTTTCTCCGATTTGTTGCGAAATAATCACGTTGACTATTTAGAGCCACACTATAAAAAAGTAGCTCACAACCTGATTAACCGCGGCATATTAACCCCTCATGGTGACATTGACGAATTTACAGCAATACAAAACGGATTCAATCTCTAATCAATAAAAAAATGCGCATGATAGGGGCAACAAAATTTTGCCTCTGTTATGAGCTATCAAAACAAAATAAACACACACAAAACACTTAAAATTTAAACACATGAACACACAATTTTTTGCCAATTATGGCGCAAATTTTAGCGACCTAATCACTCAATTTAACGGGCTGGATAAAAAATATGCATGTCCATTTTTAGCCCTTGAAAAGTTAACAGGTAAAAAACTACATGAACGGGACGTCGAAACTTTCCAATATGATTTTTTACATGAGCTATCAGGCGAAAATATCAAGCTAAAAAATAAACTATATTTAGACATTAGCAATGATATTTTTCTACCTCTATCTATTAACCTATCGAAAAACTATAAAGCAAAGAACCCAATAAAAAACAAAGGTTTTTTGTCGCTTAAAAATATAGTAGGCAAAGATGAACTTCGACCAGTTTCACAAGGGGTATTTTTAAATAAAGGTGACATGGTAGCTACTGATTCGCACAAATTAGTGATTTTAACGGGGCAAAATTCGTTTGAAACCCTCTCAGATATATCAGATATCCACATGAACACATTGATGAAATTTAAAGGGCTATATGAGGCTAAAAACGAAACTGATAATTTTATCAATAATCTAAATTTAGAGGGGCTTGATAACAAGTTGGTAAATTTCAGTACGGGGCAATTAATGCAAGATAAGTATTTCAATTATGCTGGTGTAATACCTCAATACAAACAAGAATATAAAAACAGGTATGAATGTTCGGTCGAATCTATTCTTTTCAAAATAGAAAAGGCCATGAATACTGCGGCAAATTTTAGCAAAAGTCAAAATAACCTTGTATTTGGCTTCGATAAAAAAAATGGCAAAACTACGGCCGTAAACATTAAACTTTTAGCTGATACAATCTATTGTTTGGCGGCCAATTGTACGGGCAACATGAAATTCTATGTTAGCGATGAAAACAATAGAGCTATATGCATTGAAACTGATAACGGCCATTTTGCACTTGTTATGCCTGTTGTGAGAAAAAATGACGGACATGACGCACATATTTTTGTAGGTGGCGTACATACTTTTCCACTTTATTAATCATATAAAAAATAGACTATAAACACATAAAAAAAACACACATGAAAAATTTAGTATTTCACCATACTTCACTACCTATTGAAATTGAAAACTATCCCTATGGTTTTAGGCTCAAAACTACCAAATTCGATAGTATAGAATTTAGAAAAGGGCATGGATTCAGGCATGTAAGCCAAACTATAAACCCAAAAACAAACAGATTGAATAAGCCAAAAAAATCAACTTATTATGAGGTAATGTTGCTGGCAACAAACGAAATAGGGCATGTTGAGGTAATTACAAAATCTTTCTATGATAAGGAAGATATTAATGAAACCTGCAAATTTTTACATGAGCAGTTTGGCAATTTTACTGATGAGCAAATAAAAGATATTGCGTCAACTCTACTGCTTCACTTGCTTGCTTCTATAAAAGCTATGGTGATTTATACAGGGGCTGAAATTTCACAGGTGAAGCCCCTATATGATAGTGCTATTGAAACTTGCAAAAAAATAATGAATACAGGGGTTAATAGCTGGCATGAAATACATTTAGACTGTACTGCTATTGAGGCATGCAAGAAACCCGATTTTAACCCATTTGTAGTTACAAACTATGGTGTGTAGTGTGTTTTAAAAAGTTAAGCCCCTCACGTTTGGGGGGCTTGACTATAAACACTTAAAATACACAAACATTAAAATTACACTCAGCAAATATAAACTCTTAAAAATAAAAGTCAATATGGAAAATTCTAACAAAAAATCAATTGAAAATTTAGGTCAAATTCTGTATGATAACAATATCAGAATCACTAACTATGATTATGAGTCAGCACTATTTCTTCTACTGAAATTAGGAGCAAGTGATGATACAATTAACCTGTTCAAAAAAGAATCCTTTCATGTTTTTGTAGAAATTATGAGGATAGAGACAGTTGATAGTATGCAAAACATGTTTAAACCTATATGACAATTAACACAAAAAAGTTAATATCTATTTATCAAAATTATTTGACTTTTGTATAAAAAAGATATTACATTTGTTTCGATAATTTAATCAATAAATACTTAAAATTTAAACACATGCACAAAGTACATCTTGTAAGAGGTGAGCAAATCACCACACATGAATTTAATGACGCAATGGACGCAGTTCGCTTCTATTACCTTAGTCAAATCAATCCTTTAGAACCAGCAATCATTGAACTTGTTCCCTCTGATTTTGAACACTTCGATTTTATGCCTCCTAAGGTTACTCATTTTAATGGAACTTTTATTAATGAGTATTTTGTTGGAAAATGCACATTGGAGGCAGCTGATAGCACTAAAGAGCATTTTGAAGGTGTTATATCAGTTCACGAAGTAGATTTTGGTAAATATGCCATTACACACTACAACAATACATGCAAGCAAGCTATTTTGAACTTGCAACTTGCAGGAGCAAAGAAAGTAGGTCGCAATGACGATACATGCCAAACTTTTATGTTACTGGGTGACTATATGGTGGCAATTGACGATACTGGTCAAATAAAAATATCCTCCACCATGAGTAGCTGGAATGAGGCAATTGACCAAATTTTATACGAATATGAATTTCCTTTCTATGACAAAGATGAAGAAAACTTTGCCTATTAAAAAGGCCAAAAAAGCAATGGAGGGAGCTAATAACTCCCACCATGCTATCGAATCACTCAATGAATCGGAAAACAACAACAAGTACAAAGATATGCCACTATTTATAGAATGTATTGAAAAATTTAGTGACATCGAGATTAAATTCATTCTCATGCAACTAAACAGAGACAACATGATGGGTAGGAAAGTTACCCGTGTTGAGCTGAAGGATATTGAGCAGGAATTTATTCTAAAGGTCATTAGCAATTCTCCATGCGCTGAGTATGGCGCACTATTAAAAAACATTATTCAAACTAAACTTTTAAATTCAATTTAACATGAACACGTTACAACAAACAAAAGGCTATGAGCATTTCACCAAAACATTGGTAAAATCAACCGCTGAATCACTTTTGAGTGAATCACAAGAAGGAAACATTGACACACTATCAACTTTAGCTCATCTTGAGTTTATGGCTCAGGTAATTGAAATGGCAAAAGATGAATTACGACAAAGAGCAGTTAACGAGCTTGATTCTTATGGAGCTGAGGCAAAAATTGGTGTAGTTAAGCATGGTGTTACATTCCAGCAAAGAGAGGTAGGTGTTAGATACAACTTTGAAAATACTCCTGCATGGAATGAAATTAAGGCAAAGGAAGATGCTATTGCAGGTCAAAGAAAAGAACTTGAAGAGCAGCTAAAAGTTCTCAAATCCAAACAGACAATTTTGGACGAAAGTACTGGCGAGTTAATAGAGATGAATCCTCCAATCAAAACTTCAAAAACATCAGTAGCAATAACTTTGTCAAAATAATTATTAATTTTATTGTATATTTGTAAAACAACAACAACATGAATCAGATTGAAAAAGCATCACAGGCTTTTGACATTGAACGTGTCAAAACCTATCTAAGAAGCATGAACCTTGCTTCCAATCTAACCCAAGCTGAGGTAACTCAATTTATTGAAATTGCACAGGGATTTGGGCTTAATCCTTTCAAAAGAGAGATTTACGCAAGTAAGTATGGCAACAACTTTTCAGTAATCGTAGGATATGAGACCTATATCAAAAGAGCTGAGCGAAGCGGTCGTCTTGCTGGATGGAATGTAACTACCGATGGTAAAATGGAAGATGGTAGTCTACGGGCGATTATCACAATTCACCGAAACGACTTTACTCATCCATTTGTGCATGAAGTTTTTTACTCAGAGTATGTGCAAAGAACTAAGGAAGGTCGTCCGACTAAGTTTTGGGCAGATAAGCCTTATACCATGATTAAGAAGGTTGCAATGGCTCAAGGTTTCCGACTTTGCTTTTCTGACGAGTTAGGAGGCATGCCATACACAGCGGATGAGCTTCCTGACCATGTAGGCCAAAATCAAATTGTGATTGAGCCTAAAGAGGAAAAAGCATTTTTAATAAATTCCCACAAAGAGGTATATGATGCTATTCTCGTTTGCGTGGAAATGGATTGCCTTGCTGAGATTTGGAAGTCAAATCCTGAGCTTCATAACCACGAAGAGTTTAAAAAACTCGTTACAGACCGAAAAGCAGTTATTGTTGAATGGGAAAGATACGATAACATGGTTGAAAAAATCAATCAATGTGAATCGGTAGAAGAAGTAACTGAACTTTTAAAGGAAGAAAAAGACAAAGAGGTATTGGAAGCTGGTGCAAGTAAAATTGAAATTTTAAATAAACAAAAATCATAAAAATGGAAACAGTAGAGAAAACAATTACGAATGTAGAAGCAAAAAAAGAGCTAAAAAACGAAATCAGAAAAAAGTATGGAACTATCCAAAAGTTCTGTGAGGTTTCAGAATTTTCTTACTCTAAAATGAACATGCTTTTTGCTAATCGAATGAAAAAAGAGAGCGAAGAAAAGCTAATAACCGAGGTTGCGGTTTTGGTTCACCAAATGGTTCACCAAATGGTTAATCAAACCATGTCTGAAGAGGAAAGAAAAGCTATTCGAGGTCTCATATTTTCTAAGCATAAAAACGTAAGAACTTTTTGCATGAACCATGAAGAATTTAGTATCACTTTTGTGTCTAAAATTGTCAATGGTCAGCGTAGAAAGAAAGACAAAAAGTATCACCGTTTTATTGAAATAATTTCACAATAACAAAAATGGCCAAAGACCCAGCATTTCTTTTTTATTCATCTGATTTCTTGGCTGGAACACAAGACCTTACTATGGAAGAGCGAGGTCAATATATTACCCTACTTTGCTTGCAGCATCAGAAAGGCCATCTTACCGAAAAGATGATACGGCTATGCTGCGGCAATGCCACGGCAGATGTCATGGCAAAGTTTCGGCATGATGAAAATGGCCTATTTTTTAATGAAAGATTAGAAGAAGAAATTGGGAAACGCAAGAATCATTCTGATAAACAAAGAGTTAGGGCTATCGAAGGATGGAAAAAGAGGAAAAACAATGATTGCCAAACGGATGCCACGGCACATGCCACGGCATATACCACGGCAGATGCCGCGGCAATGCCTAATAATATATATATAAATAATAATACTATTACTAAGTTAGAAGATATAGTTATTAGTAAAACATCTAATGAGTTAAAACCTATACTCAAAGAAAAAGAAAAAGAAAAAGAAAAAGAAAAAGAAAAAGAAAAAGAAAGTTTGTCTAAATTTTTGATTACTCACCCGCTTCAGGTTTTCATCCGCGATAACTGCCCTCAGGTTTCAAAACTTAAAAAACAGATTACCGCTGAGGAATGTGAAAAGCTACTTTCCAAATTCAACAACACGGAAATAGCAGACACACTTGTCGCAATGGAGAACTTCAAACAACTCACAAGCAAGTATGTCAGCGTCTATCTCACATTAAACAACTGGTTAAACAGAAGACCCAATGAATCAACTACCCGCAACAACCCAAACAATCGAGGAGCAAATTACGAAAATGCGCTTCGGAACTTTTAGCGGCAAAGCAATCGTTCTCGCACACCATCAAACACGAATATTTGATTTAAGCGATTTAGAGCCACTCAAACAAGCGCTCAGGTATGTTATGACCTTAATCGGGATTAAAGCGGAAAATGTGCCCTCAGAATCGCAAAAAATGGTATTGTTTGATTTCGTCAAGAGTGAACTTGGACATTTTACCCCTGAAGAGTTCAGAATCGCTTTCAAACTTGCTGCATCAAAAAAGCTAAATTGTGATGTAGAACACTTTCAGAATTTCAGCGCAGCTTACGTTGGTCGAATCATGGACTCATACTCAAGCTACAAAGCAAACGCAATGCGTGAGTTTAAGTCACAGCTTGAGCAAAAAGAACCTGAGCGCGAGATAACTGAAGAGGAAAAGTCACTTGTGTTTTACGAATTTGTTGAAACTTATATCGTAAAAAAGTTTGAGCATTACAGAGACACAGGTGTGCTTCAAGGAACACTCAGCGGATTTGGTGCTGTGTTCTCAGCTCTTGAAGAGAAGCTAAAATTGATTGACATTTCAATTGATGAAAAGAAAAGCGTTTACGAAACAGCCAAGAAGATTCATCAATCACGAAATGAAAACAAAAAAGCCTCCAGCAAAGATGAGGCTCGTCAGATTCGACAACTCATGGAGAAGACACTCAAGGAGGGCTATGACAACGTGTTTGAGCATGAAATCAAAAAGATGTGCTACGAGATGTGCGTGAAAAGTTTTTACGATGAGTTGATTAAAAATAAACGAGATTTACGCCAAATTATTGAACAATTTAAACAAGAACAGTATGAATGAAATGGTAAATTACCCAGCGGCAGTTATGTTCATCCTAAAGAACATGTACTTCAATGAATGCACTTTTGAGCCTGAGCTGGACGAAGAAGGAAACCAAAAGAAAGACGAAAAAGGTCGTGGAATCCAAAAAGCTAAACATCAAGATGGCAAGACTTTCAAGCAATGGTGTGAATTTCATCAGCTTGTTGTTAGCGAAAGCACTATTATTAACCCAAATGCTAAGCCTCTAAAAATCGTGAAGCCTGGCATGGTAAAGTAAAATCAATGAAAACATTTTTGCTAATTATTACAATGTGGTCATGCTTTTTTATCTATGCTTGCGATAAAAATGAACCGCAAGGATATGGAAAAGAAGACTTCTGTAATTGTGGCATGTTGCGTGAAGACAGCATTCATACAGCATCTCAAACGTATCTTTTCATAATTGAGAACGAATGCTCAGGAAATGAGAAAACCTTTATAGTTGACCCGTTGATTTACAGCGCATACTACAAAGGAGACAGAATCTGTGTTAACGACCAATCACCTTGGTAAATAAATCAAAATAAATATGAATAAAGTAATCTTATCAGGCAATGTGGGGGCAGACCCACAGTACAAGCAGATGGAAAAAACATCAGTTTGTAATTTCAGAATCGCAGTAAACGACAAGTTTAAAAAGGATGCTCCACCAACATGGTTCACCATCACAACTTTCGGAAAGAGTGCGGATTTCGCAAACAATTACATCAAAAAAGGCACAAAAGTGTTGGTTGAAGGCAAAATTCAACTTGATGAGGTTGAGAAAGATGGTGTTAAAAGACTTTTTGTTTCAGTAATCTCAGACAATGTTGAGCTTATTGGAGGAAAAGCTGAAGCTCAATCAACACCAGCTGTTTCAAATGGTCTTGAAGAAGATAAAAATCTTCCATTCTAATCAAAAAAAAACAACAACAATGAAAAAGTTTTTATTACTGGCTATGGCAGTTAGTGTAATGTCATGCAAAAAGGAAAAGTTAGATGAAAACAAGGATATCACAAGTAGTCCTCCAGTTGCCTGCACCTTAAAATTATACAAGGAATACAATCCGCTCGTTGGATATGAGTATAAAACATTTACATATACCGATGTAAGCGGAGAGTATCACCTGATTAATAATCCAACAGGAAATGAAATAACCGATGTTGACTTTTCAATGCCCGTTCGTATCACGGCTTATGGTGGAAATAATCTAAATCCTCAAACCTTATGCGATTGGATGCTTAAAAAGGATGGTGTTGTAATAGATGTGCAAAGCACCTCATATTACGTTTATGAAAATCAATAAGTTAGCCTTTCACCGCTAAGGATGTTAGTTTAAATGGGAAAACGGCTCGATGTAGTTGTTGTGGGTTCGACTCCCACACATCCTTCTAAATTTTAATTATGAAAAAAAACCTAAGTATTATTGAGAAAGTAGCGATGACCTGGACTTTTCCCATCATGCTTGTAGTATTTTCTTTATTATCAGTTATGGCAATCTTTCTATTTCTTCTTGCCTCATTCTTCAATATATCAGGAACGATTGGAGCTGCAATTTATCTATTTGACCAAACAAAATTGATGCTGGTTGGCAGAAGACTAAAAAAACTTGTTAAAAAAGACGAGGAAATACATAAATTTGGAGCAGAGAAAACTGAACAAAAATGAAGACTCCTTTAAAACTTTTGCTGCAAGAGATAGAAGACAATAAGGAAAATGGATGTCTTTTTCAGTTAAGAGTTATAAAGAATACGATTGAAGAGTTGCTTCAAGAAGAAAGGAAACAAATCGAAGATGCTTTTTTGCATGGCAAGAGAGATGGATTATTGAACGTACACCAAAAACCTGAAAGTTTTTTTAATTCAAGATATAATCAATGAAAACCGCTTTGCAAACTTTTTTAGACAGCGCAGGTGACAGTATCAAACAGCTTGATTGTGATATGCTTGCCAAGATAAAGGATTTACTCCAGCTTGAGAAAGAATTAGTTGTTGGAGCTTATGAAGCAGGAATGATTGCCGCTTCAAAAGATTTGAAAATTGACGCTATGGATTATTTTATAAGATTTTACTCAGACCCGAATGAAAACTCCGATGCAAGAATTGATATGCGGCTTAGCCCTGACACAGGACAAGTCAAAAAACGTAAAAGAAAAAGAATTTCTTGATTCTTTGATTGACCTTGCCATTGACCTTCAAAGAGATGAAAAGCAAACCATAATCAAGGCTTTTAACGAAGGGCAACGGCATGGAATGTTTGATGATGTAATGCCAATTGACGCAGGAGCGATATACTACAACAAGACTTTTGTAATGAAAAACAATAACAACAAATAATAATGACAACAACAAATCGAACACCTATTAGAGAGCTTATTGACTCTTTGAATATCGCAATGAAAACGCAGGTTAAAACTGAACATGTAGAGCAAATGCTTTATGACATGCTGGAATATGAAAAATGGGTTATCGCTGAGGCGTATGAAAAAGCCTTGACTAACATCACAAATGGCGTTAGTATGGATGGACTTCAGTATTACGAAAGCACATTCGATAACCAATGAGAAAGCAAATCGAACAGCTAAAAGAGTGGAATAAAGCGTGTGATATTGATACACCACCACATTTCATTGCGCTTCATAAAGAGAGAATGCGATTGCGTTATGACCTTATGGAGGAAGAAAACTCTGAGTATATGCTTGCGGATAATCATGTTGAGCTGGCAGATGCTCTTGGAGACATGCTTTATGTTTTGGTTGGAACTATCGTAGAGCATGGACTTGCAGATAAGATTGAAGATATCTTTGATGAGATTCACCGCAGCAACATGACTAAGGTGGTCGGTAGTAAAGTCAAAAAGCGTGATGATGGCAAGATTCTCAAGCCGCAGAGTTATGAAAAGCCTAATCTTGAAAAGATTTTGTTGCAATAATTCCAAAATAGCATATTATTGTGCCCTAATTTATATGAAATCAGAATATGGAAAGAATATCCTTTGATGTAGATGGCGTTTTGACTACTGAGCGAGGTAGAAAACTTGCCAAAAGAAAACTACTTGGCGGTTACGATGTTTGGATTGTGACTGCAAGAAGGCAAAGCGATGATAACACAGCCTATGACTTTGCCAAAGACCTGGGAATCCGTGATTCGCATGTGGTCTTTACCAACGGAAAAGACAAATGGAAATACATTCAGAAGTACAAGATTGAGACTCATTACGACAACAATCCTGAACAGTTGAAGAAAATAAGAGAAAACACAAAAGCTAAAGGCATTCTAATCCGATAAACATGGAAAGCAAAACACAAACATTTGAACAGCTTAGGTTTAAAAGACTTGACTTGCTAAACGATTTTGTTGATGCAAAGACAGCATTTGCTAAGCATAATATCACTAAGAAACTCAAGGTGGTAAACATGAAGTTATTTAAACTAACAAACGATACGAGGTATCTATGAAAAAGAAAACAGAAATGCAAAAATTTGTCGAAAGTCTTGAGGACTTTGTCGAGAAGCATAATGTAAAAAATGTAGACAAATATCCAGGCTCTATGGCAATAACGCTAATTGAGGTCATAATTGAAGAGGCTAAGACAAGATTAGAATCAGAAAAGCAGCAGATTATGGAAGCGTTCCTTGATGGATACAGGTCACATCCATATATGGCTGAATCTTACTTTAATGAAACATACGGGGGTGACAAATGAAGTACAAGGATTTTAAAGACATGATTCAAACGCTTGACTATCAAGCAAAGACTGAAAACAGTCTCTACAAGCTAAATGTAGACGTTTACAGTCACTCAGATGGATATAACAAAGTGATAGAGATGCTGATGAGCCATTATTTTGGTAAAGAAGGCTGCGATTGGATTACTTGGTTCTGCTATGAGAATGACTTTGGTCGCAAAAAAATGGAAGCAACAGACAAAGGCAAACTTATATGCCAAGACATCAAATCACTTTGGGAATATTTAAATCAATTGAAAAAATGATAGATAAAATCTTAGAATGGTTTCCCGAAGAGGAACTACTAAAAATTGATGGATTTGATGACGCAATTATTGGTATTGAGGATTTAGATATGCGCCTAATCTATTCATGCTCCAAGATTATTGAAATCCTTCAGCAAGACATGAGCGAAGAAGAGGCAGTAGAACACTTTGAGTACAACATCAAAGGAGCTTGGCTCGGAGAAAAGACACCAATATTTTGCATTGATAATTTATAGAAAAAATGAACACCCACGAGATAATAAAGAACCTAAGAATGAGCGCAAGCTACAATCAATGGTACGTTGCAAAAGAGTTAAACATCAGCCAGCCTGAGTATTCAAAACTGGAGAATGGAAAAAGAAAAAAGATAAGCGTTGAATTAGTCAAAAAATTGAGCGACCTTTACAATATAGACATAGATGTATTTTTTAAATAAATCAAAATGGCGAAATGTAAAATCACAAGGGCGACAGCGAAAGGAAAAGCATGGAAAGCTGAATGCTCAGTCGAAGGTAAAAAACGAATTATCCAAGGTGGACAAGACACCCAAAGAGGCAAGTGGGGAACACAAGGTGGCAAAACCACAGCCCAAGTCAAGTCGTTTCTTGCGCGTCATGGAGAGCCTAAAACGGCTAAGCAAAAGATAAATGAAATTAATTGGAAGAAGGGAAGCCAAATCGGAAAGACCATCAACGTACCAAACAAGTTCTTTAAGAAGAAGTGAAGCACGAAGAAAGCAATATCCAAAAGAGCTGTGTGGAATGGTTTAAATACAATTTCCCAAAGCAAGTTATTGCGTCATTTCCCAACGGTGTCTTTATAAGCGGAACACCCGTTCAAAGAGCAAGAAGATGGAATATCCTCAAGGCAGAAGGTGCAATGCTTGGAATGCCTGACCTAATAATTTGCATTCCATCGGAAAAGTATCATGGGCTATTTATTGAGATGAAGACTTCAAAAGGTGTTTTATCTCCGAATCAGAAACAAACCCATCAGCTTTTAAAAGATGCTGGATACGAGGTAAAAGTATGCCGCTCACTTGATGAGTTTATTCAATCAGTTCACAATTATTTAGAATCATAAACAACAACTAAAATGAAAACAGCAATGCAGCAGTTTATCGCTCGGCTAAAGGATGCAAAAGACTCTACCCAAGCGTCAACAATGAAAGTAGTATTTCAAGTAGCAATTGAAGAAGCAGAAGCTCTGCTTGAACAAGAAAGCCAACAAATAAGGCTTGCTTATGTGGAGGGAAAAGAACACCACATGAAAGAGAAGAACATCACATCTACTGAATACTATAACAGCGTTTATAATTACGATAAACTTAAAATCCAAGAAGATGCTAAAGAAATTTGAATCTGTTACGCAAGAACTAAATCAATTTGAGCTTGAGTGCGTTGAGTTTCTCGGACAATGGTTTATGGCAAACAAAGGGCGTAAAAACTCCATTAAAAACGCACAGATATCCAAAATAGTAGAGAATAAATTTGGTAAAAAACTTGTTGAAGCAAGAGTGAGAAAGGTTGTCCAGGCTCTTAGAATGAATGGACTGCCAAATCTAATTGCATCAGGCAAAGGTTATTTCTACACGGAAGATATAAAAGAAATTGAAGAGTGGATAATCAGCCTAAAGCAAAGAGAACTTGCAATCCGCACAATTCGTGAAAAAGCTGAAAGACAAGTTGAAATCATGCAGTTCGCCAAACACGCAAGAAAGCAAATGAACCTTTTTTAAGAATTGATTTTTCTATCAATATAGGCTAAGGCTACATGCGATAAAGAAGCTCCTGGGATAAAATACCACCAGGAGCTTTCTGTATACATATATAGCACAATAAAGCAAGCCGTGAATACATAGACATTCATGCAGAATATGCAATTTCCAAATGGCTTTGCAAGCACTTTAAATGGACTATTCTCAATTGCCTTGATTACTTTTTGCCAAAATCCAAATATCTGATTCGGTGAAATTAGATAATCAATGAATATTGTTACTAAGGCAGCTGCAATAGAGGTGAACGTAACCATATACACCTCTTGAAGCATTGTAGTAGAAGATAGGAAAGCTGTAAGGATTGCTCCAACACAAACTCCTGAGAAAATTGCAATTGGTATTTCTAACTTCTTCATATTAGCAAATTGGAATAACACCACTAACTTCAAAACAGCAAGCACCATCACTACTTGTCAAATAAGGAACAGCACTTCCTGGTGGAGTTTTGATTTTTATCATTGTAGTGCTATTCTCATTGTAAGCAAACTCTACTTGAATATTATCTCCTACTTCAAAATATACAAGGTTAACGCTGAAACCACCGTTAGATGTTATTTCAAAAGTGTAATAACCATCATAAGGAGCGGTAATCCCAAAATCAATTGTATCCCCTCCAATATAACAACCTAAATTCTTAGTACAGCCGCAGTTCATTTGCTTAGTATTTAGTTACAAATATAGTTAGCACCCCGAATTGAAACACGGGTTTTGACAATAAAATTCCAATGCCATATCTACATCAGCTGTTACATTGAAATCATGAGCAACAAAAATAAGGTTTTTGTCAAAAATCTTTGGTGCTTTTGATTCATCAGTTAAAACCTGTATTGAATCTATCTGAGATGAAACAGGTGTTACAGTTGCATTGGCAAAAGTTGATGATACTGGTAGACTCGCGTTCATTAGCACATATCTAATTCTGCTTTCAAGCTCATAGGCATCAACATTCTTCATACAAGCCACAATACGCATTTGATACTCAACCCGAACAAAGTTTTGCATTCCTGTAAACTTTTTCTGAGAAGAATCACCATAAGTTATTTCACCTGTTGTTCTGTGGCGAATGTAGAAATAACTATCGTCAAAATCATTAAGACCAGCAAAACGATACTCATTTACATTATTATCCTGTATAAGAACCCTGCCTTCTTCATCTAAACGCGCTATTGCTACACCTTTTTTAAACTCAAGTTTTTGTAAAAGGTCTTTGGCTAAACAATGGATTACATCTTTCATGAAATAAGTATTTTTTCAATTTGAATATCTAATGCCTTACCAATAAACACTTCAAGAATATCTATTTCATCCTCTGTTGGTTTGAAAATATAAAATTCCCTCAAGTCTTCTTGCTTCATGGCCTTTTCATTGTAATCAAAATCATTATCAATCACAATGGCAACACTATTTGAATCGGCAATTTTAGTTTTCATGCTTTTTCTAAGCCTACCACTAAACTTGAGGTCTACAAAGTTTGTTTGTAATCCTTTTTTAGAACGAACACTACCCCATCTTTCAGAATATCCAACGCCAATAGGATTATTATCTGAATTTAATCCTTCTAAGAATATGCGCTCTTTCATAATGCCTTCAAGACCCCTTGTAGGACTAAAAAGAATTTTATTCACTTCTTTGGAAAGCAAATTATCCAATTTTTTTATTTTGCCAATAGCTTGGTCAATGGTCATTTCTTCCTAATTGTTTTGATTAGATAGGCAATAGAACCTATTGCTAAAAATAGTGCAAAACAAAAGATTGCTATCCAGCGAATAGCATTTTTAGTCTCATCAACTTGCTCAATAGCCTTTTCCTTGATAATCTCAAGAACTTTCTCAACTCGAACTGTATCAGGAGGACAAGTAGTCTCAACGTAAACTGAATCACCAGGAAGGAACATAAGCTCAGTTCTGATGTCAGTCTGATGGTCGTGTATGATTAAGGTGTCGAGCCTCTTATACTGCACAAGTGTATCAAAGCTCCTTGTTTCAGTTACAATTACCGTATCCTTGTAATAAGTCTTAATTTCCGTTTGCGCAGGATATCGTTCAGCACACTTTTCCGCAGTCATGCAGGAATTAAGGATTGCTATTATTGCTATTGTCTGTATGATTAGATAAGCTCTCATTTTTATATGTATCTACTTTTTTGTTAATCCAAGTCGCGAAATCTCTCTTAATATAACCCAAAAGCGAAAGATTCTTGATAAGAGAAAGCATATTGACAAGGACAATTGGCACAAAGATACCTTCATTAAGCCATCCAAGAAACACGCTTCCCTTAGCAAGATTATTAGCAAACATCAACAAGCCTATATGAGACAACAACTTCCAAAAGATGGATAGTGCCTTCCTTGTGTCAACCGAATCCCTTTTCCAAGCCACAACAAGGCTTGTAATGTGGTCAGCGGCAATGAGCGCAAGTAAAGCAAACAATGATGCCGCAGGTGAGAAAATCCAATCTTCTACAAAGCCTGTGAAAGCACCAATTGAGAATCCACCTACAACGGTTATCAATAGAACATGTTTTTTGAAATTCAAGCATAAAACTTCTATTGCAATGGATTTCATATCGCCATGCAACGTATTGTTAATATACGACTTGAGTTTCAAAAATGTTCCTATTTCGGTCGTGATGTTGGTCGTGGTCGTGATGTTGCTGGACGAGTTGATGGTCGTGAAGGCTTTCCACAAGCACCACAGGCTTTAATATTGTTATTCATTTGCTTTTTTATTTTATTGTTTTACATTTGCATTACCGATACAATAAGCGAAAAACGGTGGAATTCTCATGACAGACATTGCCTCACTAATAAGTGGGGCTTTGTTTTTATGGGTTTCCATAAACGTATCTTGATTGATTACAAATCACACAAATATCGTCAATTCGCTTGAATAGTTCAGGCAATTGGTTCACAACGATTTTCATGTGGTTGTTATATTGCATGCTAAACTCCTCATAGAGAAAGTTTATTTTATCATTGTCAAGCAAAGTAACTGAGTTAAGTCGGTCAGTAGCTTTAGCTTCCTTTACTATTTCAAGTCCTGCCTTATAAAGAATTGGAAAGCGAAGATGCTGAGATATGATACATATCAGCTCATCAATCTTGCATTCAGCAGTCAATTGCGCTTTAATTCCATAAGAATTATTGCCAACTCCTGAACCACTCCATCCATTTACAAGCATGAACTGAGAAGACTTTGAAGAGCAACTGCATCCAGATTTTACATCTGTATCTGCTGGATTAATAGCTGTATTATCCATCAGAATGTAAATTTCCCGATTAGAGGAAATGTAATTGGCAAAAACACTTGCCTCACCATTTGCGTCTGTTATAAAAGGAAACGATGTGGAGTTCAATCCATCAATAATCTCAAAAGAATGAGTGAAATTAGCTTGCTGGATTCTGATTTTCACCTCTCCAACAAACACACGCATCATTCGAGTGTTTTTAACTGTTGCCTTTATCCCTCTGTCATTAGGTGATGGAGCAAGATAATTAGCATTGAAATCACCAACTAAAAGCTCATCAATTGCACTATTTACTCTAAAATATGGTAGCAAGTAGCCACTAAGCTCTTGCATGACAAGTTCAGAAGCAAAATTAATCTTCTTTTCAAGCAATTGAAGTCCACTAATGTAGCCGCTATCAGCAATGTCTGCCGCCATGCGAATATTGATTCCTTCAAGGTCGTTTATCCACAAACCACTCTTTGGATTTGCAGAAAGGCATTTTACGCCAATTAAATTATCAAGACAACTTGGTAGCATATCCGAATGGGTCTTTAGTGTAAATGTTTTTTTCAGGTATTCCTATCATTCTAAGATAGGTAGGAACAAAGAAAGATGGGCAAGCCTTATTGTCAAATTGATTGTGTCCTCCAATCAAAATATCAGGCTTATATGCAATAACCTCCCGAATAATTGACTCAAGTGTTTGACTCTGTTCGTTGGTCAACGTGTTTTTAGCTTTTTTTCCACTTGAATCAATACCTCCAACATAGCAAACATGCCTTGAAATATTGTTCATGCCCTTTACTCCATTGGTTATTTCATTTGGGTCTACGAACTTATCGCCATCATGTTTCACAAATTGATGCCTATCTCCATCAAGCAAAATAAGGTCTGAATAACCAACCTTACTCCATCCGCGACCAGCAGGAGGTGGTGATGTGTGCCATGCCTTTACATGCTCAGCACCTATATTCTGCTCTTCACGAGTTGCTGTGCAATGAATTATGAGATATTTAAGCTCATTCATTTGGGGTTTCTTCTTTAGGAGTTTCTTCAACTATTTCCTCTTTTTCCTTCTTCTTTTTGATGTAGAAAAAGAAAGTATCATGTCGGTCATTTTCAACTACCTCAATAGATACACTTGGCATTTCTTCAATAACCCAATCTAAAATAGACTGAAAGTTTTTGTTGTTTTTATGGCGAAAACCATTGGAACGAATCACAAACAAAGCTCCATCTCCTTTTTTGAGGTATTCTGCAAATTTTGGCTTAGCTATTTTTCGATTATTTTTTGCGCTAATAGGAAATAGATTTGCAAAAGCTCTTGCCTTATTTACTTCATCAAGTGAACCGCCTTGCAATGTGATATGCTTGGCTTGTTCATCAGTAGACTTTCCAGCAAGTATTTGTATAGTATATGGAGAAATGTTTCTCCAAAGCATCTTAATTGCAACTATAACATCGGTTTTTACACCTTCTAATTTTTCTTCAAATTCAATCATATTGTTGTTTTTTATCGTTTACCAAATCTTCTTGCGTTAGTTCTTATTGCAGATTGCATTGATTGTGCTGTTTGACATCGGTTATTTACCGTTTTTGGAGAACAAGCCTCTACTCGTGTAGTTTGGTCAACCTTATTCTTTTGACCATTTGATGAACCTCCACCTGATGGTGCTTCAACAGCAGTTCCTGTTACAGGTAGAATTAACTCTTGACCCATAGGAACAATAAAAGTGAGACTACATTCTAAAGTACCTACTGTGGTTGGAATCCAAGTAAACGTAATCACTTCAGTAGCTCCAATACACATTTTTCGGGTTTCTTCAGGAGAAATAATTGTGTCAGAACAATCAGTAGTAAATAAATAGCTGTAACAACAAGTTGTTGGGTTATTTATTCCTATTTGAAATTGATTTACGCTATTTACATTTACAGTTCCAAAGTCAATTGAAGAAACATCAATACTTGTAGTCAAATCAATTGCTTCAAAATCAAAGTTGAAAAGTGTTATATCAACACCATCAGACAATATTTCAATCGTGAATGTATCAGTCAATCCAACATCACCTGCGCAATAATCTGTTGCAACTTGAAAAATTGTATTTGGCAAAACAAGAAAAGGAGGGACAACTTGTGAGCCACCATAAGTTAAAGTCAAGTTTTGAAGGGCAAAATTACCATTGAAAACCGCAACCAAATCTTCAATAAGAACAGGTGTAACTCCATCATTTGTAATTTGACAAACCGCACTACAACAAGACAAGCCATAAGTTTGGTTTGTTCCGCTTCCCTGTGGTATAAGGCAATTATCAATTGTTAAAGCCATCTCAATTTATTTTATATCAAAGATAAATAAAAAAGGGAGCTATTACACTCCCCTTTTAACCATAACCAATAACAATAACTATTAACCTACTCCATTAAGGTTAACATCGACACCGCAAAGCATGTCCAAGTCCAACCAGGAGATAGTTCCATCGAAGTAGATATTACCTGTTGAGTTATCTTCAATTACTTGGTCAACCTCAATTGAGAATTCAGGTACTAAACCATAGAAGAAACCATCACAAGTGTAATATCCCATTTGATAAGATGAGGCATTGTTTACAATCTTGTTCCAAAAGAGAATATCCTTACAAGAAGCGGTATCGCTATTATAATCTTGGAAGGTAATTTGGTTCTCTTTACCAACGAGCTGTTCAGGAGCGCATGATGAAATACGCTTCTTAGTGAATGAACCCTTTGGCTTCTGAGCAAGAAGCAAACCTGTAAACACAACATTTTCGTCAGCAACAGCCGCAATCCATTCATCGCGGTCAGAGATGTCAATAAATGTGTAATTACATTTTACGAAAATCAATTTAGAAATACCACCCGAACGAACATTAATTCCACATCCTTGGGTGATTGAATCGGGTAGTGATACCGCGCAATTAGTAGGACAAAGTGCCATTTTATTTAATTTATTTTAGAGTTTAACAAGGTTTTATTAGTCGCAACCTACGATTGTTGAGCAGTCTTCAAAGTTGAACGTGTAGTTAACACCCTCATTGGTATCTCCTGTTGCAAATGCGTTTGTTGGCAAGAAGAACATAGCCCAATGCAACTGCAACTTGATAGTCCAACGGTCAGCACAATCGTCGTAGTGTACTTTCAAATCGTAAGTCAAGCCTGTGAATGGGTCAGTAATAGTACCGTGCTCAAACACATCATTACGCTTAGCGTAATCACCTGCATAACGATTCCAAGTAATCAACTGAACAGCACCAGGAGCAAGAACAGCAAAGTTGCCAGTTCCAAGTACAGACTCAGCGAAACGGTCGTGATAGTACATGTAGTCAGTCCAACGAGCGAGGTCAGTACCTGTGGTTGAGTTGCAACAAGCGATTTGATTCACTTTAGCAAACAAATCCAAGTTACCACCACCAATCATCATTGGAGCACCACTTGCACCTGTCATATCGTACTGGTGACGAATCTGAGCAGTAGCAATAGCACGAGAAGCATTGCTTGTGTCTTCAAACAACTTTACACTCTTCAGAGTAGTGCCATCGGCAAAGTTTCCAAAGTTTGTAGCTTGTAGAGCAAGCATCTGCTTGTCCAAAGCAACACTCAAAGCGTTCATCTGACCCATGATGGTCTGAGAAACCCAAAGTGAATCTGCTTCACACAATTTACGCATCTCATCTTCATTGAAAAGAAGAGCTGATTCAATACAATTGTCTACATCAACAATAGTTTCCTTTGGAGAAACCTCGTTAGTAGCAGTACAGTTGTTAGAACAAGTGAGAGAAACAGTATCCTCGATTCCACGCTGAGCGTAGTTTACTTGAACCATACGCTTCTTTCCATTTGTAGGAATTGGCAAAAGTTCAACTCCAGCTGTGTTCTCTTGAGATACAACAGCATCCAAATAACCAACGCGGTCACGCTTTAGCTGTGGCGCGTTGCTACCTGCAACATCATTCAAATTGACTTGCAGGTTTTGACATAAACCTTCTGTAAAAGCCATTTTTTTGTTTTTTAAAAATTAGAATTTGTTTTTTTGGGGTAATAAAAAAAGCCCATCCAAGAGAATATAATTCAATTGAATGGGCTGAATCTTAGCCCCGAATTGTACTATGGTGTACGAACCCAGGTGAGTGAATGCGCCTCCGCGCCATTTTATTCTTTACCAAATACTTTCATTGACTGAAGACGCTCTGCATTTGCTTGCGCCTTCTGTAAGTGAGGCAGGTTGAATTTTGGTGCTTCAGGACTTGCTGGTCTTGGTGCTTGACCTTGTGGAGCAGCAGTTCCTGCATTTGATTGTTTTACAACTTGTAACTCAGACAAGTGTGAATCAATCAGTTCATCAAAGGTAATAGATTTTGTGCCATCTTGGTTCAAAGGTTTTAAACCATTTTTAGTTTTTACCTCAATTTCACCACTATCAAGCACATCATAATCATATTTTGAAGATAAATAGCTCTCAATAGCTGGCAAAATAGCCTCAGGCTTCACAATCAAATCGCGTTTTGCAAGTGTGGAACGCAAAACATTTGACTTTTTAAATTGCTTGATTGCTGATAGAGACTCATTCTCCTTTGCTGGAATAACCTCTTCCAAAAGACGCTTATTTTCTTTGGTAAGTTCAATCAGCTTGTTTTGCAACTCTTCAGCACCTTGTGATGGTGTATTTCGCATCTTATCAAAAGCAAGATTGATTATTTCGTCAAACCTTTTGTCTTTTACCTCTTCATTAGAGAGCGAAAAAGTCTTTTTAATCTTATGCTCCATCTTTGAAAGCTCAGTACCACGAACCTCGTCCTTGATAGGCTGAATAAAAGAAGGGTCATTAGAAAAAACATCTTGCATTGATGATTTGTAACTATTCACAAACGGTTCAATGTCCACCTCTTCTTCTGCTGAAAGTTTAGCAATTGTAGACGATGGTACTCCGATTTTCTTTAGAAATGATTCAATGTTCTTCATGTTGTTGTTTATTTACGTTTACGATATGTGCGCTTGGTTTCACCTTCTTCTGTTGATGTTTCTTCTTCGCCATCTACATAGGTTTCCTCAACTACTTCCTCATTAACCACAGGCTTAGGTTGGGTTGGGATAGGCTTCTCAGTTAGAATCTCAAAATTCTTAAACAGACCGCCTTTCTTGAGCTGGTCAACAGCAAACTTGGTCATTACAGCGACCTTTCCTGTCTTGACATTTAAAACTTTAATCTTGTTCATTGTTTAATTTTTTACAAATATAATTAATTGTTGTTTGATGGCGACTCATCTTCAGAGCTATTTGAATCCATGCTTGAATCACCATTTGAACTCATATCGTTAGGTGAATCTTCCATCATTTCCTCAGCAAGCATTGGAGCTAAGAAAGCATCAATCATTGCAAAAATATCACTAATCGGCTCTTCAAGTACAGCAGTTCCATTTTGGGCAACTATTGTTGTCAAAGCCTTGTAGGCGTGAAGTGATTTAAGCACATCTTCTTTCTCAATAATACCACTCTGCATCATGGAAATCTTATCCTTTGCGCTGATGGTATAAATAGGGTCATAGCTTACAAGAACCTCTACCAAACGAGATACAGCTTTATTTCCGCTGAAACGCTTCCTTGCCAAGTCTTTTGTAGTCTCAATAAGGAAAGAAACAGGAGCATTACGGTCAGTAAGATTGATAATCTCTTGCATCAAATCCCATTCAGTCTTCATTGAGAAGGAAATAGGCTTGATGATATTTGGTGCTTGAGGATTTGTTACATTGCGATAAGCCTCAACATAAACAAGCGACTTATAGATTATTTCATCAAAGATGTTGTTGCTAATCTTGGTCAGCTGAGCAAATGAGTCTTCTCTGTCAATAATCTTAGCAACTCCGCTCTGAGCTTCATCAATCAAATTAAGATGCAAAGCATCCTCAGCCTTTTTGAGCAAAATTTGCCAAGCGTCACCTGAATACTGAATAATGTCAACTGGAGGGCTGATAAATCTGATTAGAGGTTCGCTTGATGATTCACCTGAGAATGCAGCATTGCCTTTTTCTCTGATAAACACACCAAATGGCGAACGAGAAACTATTCTACCTGTTCCATTACATCTGCGACAAGTATCATGCTCATCATTATCTGAATCGTAAATAATACCATCACGGCATCCTTTAGCATCACATGTTTCACCCACTTCTTCTCTATATGGGAATGCAGATGTAGTCATTACACCCTGCCAATCAGAATACTGTCGTATAGCTTCATTAGCAAAAGGTACAAATGCGCTGAAATAACTCTCAAAGTATTTTTCAGGTGTCAAGTCACCACCAAGAACACAACCAGGCACTTTGCCAATGTTGTGAACATAAATAGGGATAATCTCAAACTGCAACTTTCTATCATCACCATATTGAACGTGCTTATAGAAAGTATCTGTGGTCATAGTGTAATACACCAATCCCTCATCGACCATCTTATTTGACTTCTTAATTCTACTCTTCTCTTTGTAGTCAATCCAAGTAATAGAATAGCGGTCAATGTACTTTATTTGGTCTGTTCCAATAATCAAAGGCTCAACATCCACTTTTACAGATGGATTTGTCAATCCCTCACCAGTTGGAATCCATAGAATCCATCCGTTTGGGTCTTCAATCATTCGCGGAACGACAAACTTTTGGATATATGAATAGAAAAAGTTCTCATTGAACTTAACCGTACTCAAATAAGCATTCAGTTCATCGCTAACCTGAATTGAGAAATTTGCGTTTTGAAATATCCGATAAAGTTTATCTATCGCTTTCTGAATTGAGCCTTTGGTAATTGGCTCGTATATCATTTCGCGGTATTTCTTTATTTCGGGGTCTTCATTTGGTCTACGCTCAGTCAGAATACGCCCTGGTTTTTTACCACGGGTATGAACAAACATTGTTTCACGAACTTCAGACCAGTCCTCATAATAATCAGGACGATACTTTTTATCGGTCAAGATTACATTTATATCTTCAATTGTTATCATTCGCAAGTAAGTGATTTACTACAATCAATTTTTTCAAAATTAACTTCTAAATACCATTGCAAGCCAGTTTCATTGTTTCTGTTTATGTCACCTTGCACTTGATACTCTTCTCCGTTGACATAAACATTCCTTCCTGACAAAATATTTACTAAGTTTTTAACGAAAGATTGAGGCAAGTGAGTTGTTTTCAATTGCCAAACCTCACTCTTCTGACTCATTACAGTCTTTAGAGTTGTGCTAATTATCTCTTTTGTTATGTTAAAACTCGCTTGTTCAAAATATCCTGGCACTCTAATCTTATTAGAATACTCAAAGCTATCCAATCCTGTAAGATTATTTCCAAAGTACATGTCGAAACAATCTTGTTTTGGGTAGATTGATTCAATCAAAACCGTTGCTTTTTTATTGCAATCGTAGTATTTGAATGGCTCTGAACAGAAAGAAGCAGTTGCTTCGCTTATCGGTAAGCAAAATCTTGTTGTTGTAAAATTAAATCGGAAATAGAAACAGTTTTCAAGACCCTCAGCTTCCAAAAACAATCTGATTGCCTCAAGATTGAAGCGAATCATCTGAATTGGCTTTTGAGTCTGATTGCCTGAATAATCTGTTATAGTATAGCTTCCCACATATCTATTTGGAGCAATTATATCTAACATTTGCTCAGTTATGGTGAGAGCTGTATCATCACAGCAAGTCAATATCTCAAAAGTAGCAAATGCTGTATTTGTTGGGCTTAAAAGATTAGCAGGAAGCCAATTATTCATGCACTCAACTCCAGTAATCTCATCAGGTTGCTGAAACTGAAAATCAAAAGTGTCGTTATCTTCGTATGGAATCCAAAATGGCAAGTCGTTACCACAAAGGTTGCAGTTCCAACCATCACCACAATCACAAAGAACAAGACCATTACTTACGATTAGATTACCGCAAAATCCACAGATATTTTCAATCTCATGACAAAAAACGCGAGAGTTAGGGTCATCAAAATAACAGATACCTGTTAAGTCGCAATAAACCGCGTTTGCTTTTGAATAACTATCAAATAATTCCATATTTCAAAGATAATTGTTTTATGGGCATATTGCGTTTCCAATTTTAAAGCTACCAACAGTTGTCATATCAGTTCCCGTTGTAATTCTCATTGTCCATTCTCCCTGTGTTCCACTACCCCAAACAAAACTTACACTTCCTGACGTTGAGCCTATTGGTAATGTGACCTGTGGAGTTCCTGAGTATCCAAATTGTCCAAACCAAAGTTGTACTATTCTTGTTGTTGCAATACTAAATGAATATTCAACAACATAGGTTTCGCCAGGAACAGGATATGGGGTTTCTCCCACTCTTGTATAGGCGCGTAGATACCTATTAAGTGTAGCGGAATTAAATGTCAATTGGAATGTATCACCAATTGTAACTGGTGGCATTGAGATGCCTTGTCCTGACTGATAACGATGGTCTAAGAAATACTCACAAATAGCTGCTGCATCAGGAGAACTAATGTATCCACAGAAGCGATAACGAGCATTTTCAAAGTTTGGAGCATCCAAAACAACCGAAGCAGTAAATGTAGAAGGGTCAAATGATGTGTCCATTGACAGAACAAGCGGATTGGAAAGCTGTGTCATTCCTGTTAGGCTCAATGCTTCATTATTCTCAACAAGAGTGCTTATTCCAAAAGGCTCTTTTTCCATGAAGAAAATAAAGTTTCCTTCTCTGTTTGCTTGATAAGTAAGTCTGATTGCGTTCCAATCAGCAAAGCAAATTGGAGCTTCAACAGGGAGATATAGACCAGTTATCTTATCAAGACCTTCAACCGTAACATCTGTTATCACTTGCTCAAATCCTGAGTTTGCAGGCTCAAAGTCAATAGCATTTACTTTAAATGATTTTACTAAGTTCCAAAGGAAAGTCTCACCAACTTGTGGTCTTAGATTAAATGTAAATATGTACTCAAAGTAAACATCACGATTAACCCAACTCTGTGTAATGTTGTTAGTTGCAATGTATCCGCTTGCCAAGAAGCCAACAGGAGACCTGTTCATGTACTCATCTGTACTTGCTACCAATACCTGTCCACCGCTAAAAGGCACAAGCTCCCAAGGCACTCGTATATTGTTTATAGAAGCAACTACTTCATTAGCACCTGTATCTGTAACAATTAAGTTGTTAAGATTTTCAAAGTTTCCTGCAAAAGCATTATTTCTAATTGAATAATGTGTTTGATATTGGAAGAAAGTGGTCTTATTGCTTGCAGGAAAGTTTTCTACTCTCTTGTAAATATTCAAGCGAACAGATTGTAATTGACTTCTCCAATCATTTATAAGCAATCCCAAATTATACATGCAAGTAGGAAAATCACCTGATGTTAAGCTAACTGAGTGACCAATCCTTTCCTTGCCAACAGGCTGAAAACAATCTACCTCATGCTTTTGCCAAAACTGTGAAAAGTTAGAAACGATTGCAGGACTGCAATCACAATCCATATCAGGGTAACGACTAACTCTTATTTCATCAGAAATAAAAGTGTTAACCATAGTTCCGTTTGAACCATAAACAATTGCAGCAACTCTATAAGAAGAAGCTGTGTTTAAGTTAGAATCAACATGCAAAGAGAATATCCACCCCCCACTTGAAACCCCTGTTGTTCCAGGGCGAACTAAGTGATTATCTAAAACTCCTGTTCCTGGATAGCTTAAAACTCTATATCTTGAAGAGTCTGACGAGTTGAAAAAGTCAACCGCATTATCTTCAGAAGTAGCATTAAACAAGTGGAATATAACAATAGGAGCAGATGTTCCATAAATTGATGGAACATTAATTTCAAACTGAACCTTTGTATTTTGGAAAACTGAGAAATTAGTTACAGCATTTCCTTGTCTTGAAAGAGTAAATGAAGGATTCAAGAACTCTGCTACCCCGTTATTCAGTCCTTTATTATAAAACCTTGATGCAAAGTTTGAGCAAGTATAAGTAAGACACTTGAAAGGAGAGTCATTTACAAGAGTTCCAGGGTCTGTCATCAAGAAAGCACCTTGAATGAATTTATCCAAGCTATTATAAACAGATGGCAATGAGTTACTCCAATCTGTTGTTTCTGAAAGAGTATTACGCTTTAGCTTATTTGAATTAGTCCATGTCAAGTTTGTAATGAATCCTTCATAATCTTGAATATCATAAAATGTCAATTCAATATTGAAAGTTCCGTTTCCTGAATTAATAGGTCTAAAATTAACTTCCCAATTCTTCAGATTCATTGCGTTGGAAGTAACTCCAAGCAAAGTCATTGGTTGAGCAACGCCATCTAAATGTGCGCCCGATAAAAATTGATAATAATATCTAACAGGGAAGTTTGCAGTTCCATCAAAAGGAGCTGTACAATCAAATGTATAAAGAGCAGGATTAAACTGAATATTCCAACCTGTAATCAATCCTGCCTGATATTTCATCTTAAACACCACAGTCTTTTTCTCTAAGAAACTTGCTGTGTTATATTGAACGGCACTATCACAAAAGCCAGTCTGCACAGGTAGATAATTGTTTTCAGTTTGAATCTGAATATCTAAGCAGCAAAGACAATCACAAGGCTCTTCTAAAACAGAACCTGTTACGAAAAAATCAACTCCGCAAAATGTTGGGTAACAAAATAAAGCATCACTTTGATTTGTTGGCGTCCATTCTAATGTTATTAATCCGCTTGCTCCTTGCAGAATAAATGTGGGGTCTGGATTTAAAATTGGGTCAGGAGAACCACAACCGTTTGTATCAAAGTGAACATCTACACGCCCGATTGTATTGTTGTTAAATGTAACAGACCTTGTATTTGTTGCATTTAATACGGAATCAGTAAAATCAAAAGTATTAGAGCTTAGAAGCAAATTAAAGTCTGCACATTCCATATTGAATGTGTATGGCAACTCATCACCATGCTCAACTGTTTGTAATTGAAAAGTCCACGATGATAAGGGGTCTGTAACAGTATCCCAACAAACCGCAAACTTGAAAATAACAGTTTCACCAGGATTCATTGTAGGCCATGATGGTGGCTGTGAGAAGAAATTCACAAACGAAACATTGACACCACTTCCTGCATCCGTTATGAAAAAGTCATTAAGAGTTACAGGTGTATTGTGAGTGTTTTGAAATGTTACAAATGTATCTTGGCAAGTTTGACAGCATGCAAGATAATTTGTTCCTTCGGGGTCTAATCCACCATCTACTATTTCTAATCTGTGAATTTGAACCGCTGCTGTTGCAACACCGCTAAAAGATATAGGTGTATTGCAAAAATAAACATCACAGTTTAATATATCACCTTCATTGAATGGTGTCCATTGAAATTCTAAACCTACCGTTTCGCCAGGTTGTACTAATACTTGACCTGGAATCATTTCAAAAAGACCTACTGAGCATAATGCGGTTTGTGGCTGAAATAAATAAGCCCCCATTGATGTATTTGTAACCTGAATCGTTTGTGTGGCTGGTACATCTGATGGAACGCTTCCAAAATTTACTGAAGTTTGACTAAAAAAATCAACAACATCAATACATTCAGTATTGAATTTATAAAATAGGTCATTACCATGTTCTGCTGTGACCATAGTCATTCTAAAAGCAGAAGTGGGAACTTGATTGTAGCACACCTCAAGTTCAACCTGTATTGTATCCCCTGGAAATACCGTATATGGATAAGTGTAGTTCTGATTGCCATTAATTGCCCAAACCTGAACGAAAAGACCATCACCATAGGCAACTGTGTTGATTATAATGTTGGTTAATGTAAGAGGGCTATTGTGCTGATTCTGAAAAGTTAAAACGGGATTTTGACAATATGAACATAAACATTCCAACCCATTCACTAATCCTGATTCTTCAGGGTTTAAGCCATCTGTAAGTACAAACCTATGTATGCTCATTTCTTTGCTTTTTTAAACTATACCTTTTACTGCGATAGTGCGTTTTACAAAATCTACGCTCAATTCTTTAATCTCACCAAATTTAATATTGTTTCCAACTTTTAGACGCACATTTTTGGTAAAATCTATTGACGAGAACTCACCACAATCAAAATCAAAAGTGAAGCTAAACTCATAAAGTTTATTACCAGGAGCCCTTGGATTATTGATATAATGAAATAAAGTGTAAAGATTATTTGTGTTTTCTTCGTTAAACCACATTGGATAATTGAAAAGCCTGTTTGGGTCGAGTTGTTGGTCAGCAAAATAAGTGTCCATAGTTGGAAACGGGTAAACAGAACCAATAACATATCCACCTGTAAAAGCTGTTGAATAACCTCTTTCAACCCTCGCTTCATCATCACCTGAACTTGAATCCCAAATCAAAAACTTATAGTTAAAGGCTGTGTGCTGAGACATCAATAGCAAGTTTCGTGAATTAGCAAGAGCATTACCAAATAAAGGATTTTGAAGACCCCCATTTCCAAAAGCTTCATATCCAGCAAAGTCATCTCTAAAACGAGCTATTCCTGATAGCATCTGATTATCCATAAAACCTGACTGAGCAGCTGATGGTGGGCTATTCCATTCAACGATAGTATTAAATCGTTCTGCTGCTTCATAAGCAATCAAATCAGAACCATCCTGCAAATAGTTATATACTCCGTAAGCGTATTTATCTTCATCAATCCAAGATAGGCAAATTCTATTGTCTATAATTCTTCCATTGTTTAGAAGGTTCTCTGAATCAATCCAAGTGTTTGTGTTTTGAAAAAAGTCTCTCCTCTCAAAAATCAAAACCCCATCTACAATCCAATATCTCGCATTGAACAAAGGCTTTAAATGCCGTTGCATCAAAGTATCCAATGTCTCAATTGGCAAGTTCTCACTTATCAATAGACCATTTGTTTCGCTTGGCTTGTATCCTTTTCTAACAGGAGCTGAAAAAAGCAAAAGATTGTAATAAGGAGAAGCAGGGTCATTTAAAATTGAACTTTCAAATTCAAGACCACATTTATCACAAACATTTTGTATGTAGTCGCGAACAAGTGCAGTTGGATGATACCATTGACATTGAATAAGCCTGTTTTGTAAATCAGTAAGCCATCCTGAAATTTCACTAAAAGCTCCATCAGGATTTGTCCACGTTCCACCTGAACACGTTTGAGAATTACAAGGTGTTCCAGGAATAACACAAACTATTTGACAAACAACAAAAGCAACTGATTGAATTACAATAACAACAAGAGATAAAGGAAGCAATACAGCATAAATCACAGCATTTAAGATTGCATAAATAAACAAAAGAACATCGGTGATAAACTGAGGACGCATCTCTACGCAATACCTCAATTTCTTTTGCTGACGATTTAAAAACCCATCGTGATTGTCATAAAGAAGCGTACTCTTGATGCAATTAAGCTCAGGGGTCTTTTCTATGACTTGGCAACTAACCCAACACTCAGGTTCGCACCAATCAACAGAGTCACCCCGAATCACTCCTTGAAAAACAGGAGCAGCACAGCACTCATCAAAAACCTCCACATTGACTTCCTTGATGTATCCAGTAGAATCATCAATAAGTTCTGTCCTTAAAATGTTGTATCCATCTCCATAAAAGGTAAGCTCGTTGCTGTACGATTTGAGCAAAACACCCTCCTCATCACTTTCACGGTATGTGATTACAAATTGGTCAGTTCCGTTAATCTGACCTGTAACTAAAATGCCATTGAGCTTTATTATAACGGGTGATTTCATCTTGCTCTGTTGTTTATTCTTTGGTTCTTATAAGTAATCCTTGAAACAATTCCATTGATTCCATTCTCGTCAATTGAAAGTTGTAATCCTTTCTGACCAACAATAGCTTTTTCAATTCTTTCAAGTCTTTCGTCAGTAGACTTGTTGTTTATGACAACAGCTCTTTCATTAATCATTGTAGCAAGCTCAGGCTTTCTTCCTGTATGGATTGCTTCAAGAAGTGGTCTGTATTGTCTTGTCTTTTCAGCAGTAATAACGAACTCGCCTTTGTGAACTGTTCCTGCCTCTTGATATTTACCACCATCTCCTGTGTAACCACCCTTGGCAAATGTAGCAGCAGCATTAGCTTGCGCTCTTGCTTGTGCAAATCCAACCGCCATAGCTGCGAGTATTGCTACGATTGTAAGTGGCGCACCTGGTTGAGTTGCCGCCTTTGCAACAGCAATTGCACTATTTACAGCAATCTCAACAGCAGCAAGGTTTTGTTGCTGACGAACAAATGCAGCTCTTTGACGATTAAGTTTGTCAAGGCGTTCCTGCTCAGCTTTTAATAAAATAACATTACCCTTGTCTGCAATTCGCTGTGCTTCTGAAACTCTTTTTTCTTGAGCAGAGATTGCAGCTTCTGTTTGCTGAATCTGTCCATCAATAAATACCTTTTGGAAATCTAAGAATGCTAACGTGATGTCCTGAAACGCTTGTATTCTTGCATCTCGTTCTTCTTTTATTACAGCAAGTTGAGCTTCATTGTTTTCATTGATTGCCTCGGTATCTTTTTTCTGCCTTTCGCGTCTTCTTTCAGCAAATGTCTTTCTAATACCATCAATTTCTGTTTCAGCCTCTACATTGATTTTGGTTATTTTAAGACCTTTGTCAGATTCAACTGCAATGTTTTTTTCAATTTCAAGGCGCAAGTCTTTATATCCCTGCTCAATATTTCCAATTTCTATCTGATATTGAATATTGGCTAATCTTGTTTTCTTAGATTTTTCCGCTTGAGAGTCAGAGGAAGAGTTTATCAAAAACAACTCTAAATCTAATGCATCCTTTTTAATTTTCTTTTCATCATTTACCGCCTTCAGATTTAAAGCATAATTTTCATCTAACAAGGCAATTTCAGCATTTCTTTTATCTTCTCTTCTTTTAACCTCATTTTTTTCTCTTTCACTCAAAAGTGAGAAGTATTCACGCTGGCTATTTTCAACCTCTCTAACAAACGGGTCTTCTTGACCTCTTTCCTGCACACCACGAGAGAATTGGAAAATATTTTGTCTTTTTGGTGGCTTATTTTGAGCATCGTAAAGCTCCTTTGCTTGTTTTATTCGCTTTTGATATTCTTTGTTAAGTTCTGCTTGAAGGTCAAACTCATTTTCAACATACTGAAGAGTTGTTTGATATTTTAGATTAAAATCGTCAATCAATTGAGTTCTGAGTTGCAGAGTATCTTGTGATGGCAATCCTAAATCTGAAATCTCTTTAAATGTTTCTTTTAACTTTTCAAGAGCCTCAGTAGGCGGTTGAATAACATCTTCAAATTGAAACTCAGTACCACCAAACTCTACTCTTGGAGCTGCAATAAATCTGCCTTTAGCAAACGGATTATCATCAAAGATGTCCTGGTAGAACTCATCAATTTGGTCTCTGAGTTTATCAAGAGAATCAAGTTCTGCATCAAGCCTTTGATTAGTTAATTCCTGATAAGCATCACCAAGTTCATTAGCAAGTTTTCTTCTTTCAACAAGCCCATCTCTTTCAATCTCGTAAAGTCTTTTTTCTAAATCTTTGGCTCTCTTTTCTTGCTCCTGACCACGAATGATTTCAAGTTGTTGTATTAAAGTATTCTTTTGCTGTTCGGTAATCTCCTTTCTTCTGATAGATGAAATCTCTCTATCAATCTCTCTGTCTACCGTATCTTCATTAATTCTATCAAGCTGTTTCAGTTTAACAATTTCCTCTTCAAAGTCAGCCGCGTTAACAAACTCAAACTCAATCCGTTGCTTTCCAATGTCTTCGTTGTTTTTGCGAATGCGGTCAAGTAGTGAAGCGTATTCATCTTCAAACTCTTTAAGTTTACGAAGACGGTCTTTCCTTTTTTTATCAGCCTCTTCATCTGCGTTTGGGTCGTACACTTCTGTTGCGGCAACCTGCTCTGTTTCTTTGCTCAATGCACCAAGAACACCATAAGACTCTATAAGTTTTTTAAGTTGAACATCAAGTGTTTGAACGGCATTTGCTCTTTCTAAAAGAACATTGTTTATTTTAACATCAGCACCATATTGTGCTTGAACAGCCGCATTTGGATACGCGATAGAGAAAAGTTGGTCTGCTGCTCTTTCCAAAGAATTAGGCACATTGAAATTAGCCTCATCTAAAGCGGATTGAATTATAGCTTGAGTTTGTTTAAAGCCACTTTGAATCTCAGCATCATCAGTTATAAGCTCTAAAGGTATTTTTACATTGGCTTTAGAAGCAACATTTAAAAGTTCTAACTGTACATCAGCAATCTGTTGGTCAAGTTTTTCTTTAATAGCACCAGCTGCTTTTTCTCTATTAGTCTGACTAATGGTAGTCTTTAAAATAGCGTATGCTGAATCAAGCTGTTTTACAAGTTTCAACTCATCACTACCAAACTCAAGTTGAGTTTTATATTCCTTGTTTATTTGTTCAATTGCAGCTTTTCTTTCTTCATCACTTTTCTTTGAGTTTTTTGCAGTATCTACAAGTGTTTTTAATGCTTTTGTTTGTTCATTAGTGGCCTTTTGAGCAGTAACCTCTAATTCGTTAAAAGCTTCGTTAGCATCAATAAAATTATCATTTGCACTATCAACTGCGTCTCCAAAAGTATAATATGCAGCAGCAACTGTCGCAAGTATAGTCAATAGTAGACCAAGTGGATTAGCGGCAACAACAGCATTAAAAGCCGCTTGTGCCGCGCTTGCCGTTCTTGTGGCAACTGTCTGAACTACTAATGCGGCTGAATACTGACCAGTTAGCGTGTTTCTTATGACGCCCAAACCATTTGACAATGCTGTTAACGCTGCATTTGCTCGTTCAGCAATAGTTCCTGCTATTATTCTTGCGGTTACAATAGCCCTTAACTGAGCATATCTAAACTGCATTGTAGTCAAATAAACAGTTGCTCCTGCCAATAGGGTTATTGCAGTAGAGTTATCGTTTATAAACTTAGGTAGATTTCTGAGGAACTCAATGAAAGACCTACCCCCACTTACAAGCGCGTTGAAGGCAGGTAAAAGACCTTCCCCGACAACGCGAAGCAATTCAGACCATTCCTCTTTAAGCCTTGCAAGTCTACCTTGGGTTGTGTTAGCAAGAGCGTTTGTAAGATTGAAGAATTTACCACCTTCACTTGTTGCTGTAATAAAGGCTTGATTAACCTGCTCAAAAGTCACAAGACCTTTTCGCATCTCATCTTTCAATTGACCAAAAGATTTACCTGTTGTGCGTGAAATCTCTTGAAGCGGATTGAAACCAGCGTTAATCAACTGAAGCAAATCCTGTCCATACAAACGACCTGCCGCGCGTACCTGACCAAATACAAGTGCAATTCTTTCAAGTGGCGCACCTGTTCCTCCCGCAACATCACCAAGTCTTTTGATGATTGGAATAAGTTCGTTTGCCGCAACGCCATATCCAAGAAGGGTGCGCGATGCTTTGAAAACCTCATCCACCGTAAATGGAGTTTCGGCCGCAAACTGACGAAGGGCTTTAATCTTTTGCTCAGCAAGAGTAGCATTGCCTATAAATGTTGTAAACGCAACCCTTAACACCTCATAATCACTTGCCGCTTTAATCGCTGCTCTACCCAAAGACGCCACAGAAGCCGCAATTGCAACACCCCCAAGTGCAAGACCCGTACGGGCAATTACGTTACGAAGACGAATAAAGTTAGTGCTTGAGTTTGCTACTGCTTGCGAAATAAAATTTACGCTTTGAGCAAGCCCACCAACTTGTTGTTGCGCCTGTGCTGCGTTAGTTCTAAAATTAACCTGTCTTGGTCGTGTGATATTGTTTATTTGCTGTTGCGCATTATTAAGAGCCGTAGTGTTTACGGTAATTGTAACCCTCTGCTTTAACTGATTAATCAGATTAAGCAATCCTTGCAAAGCTTGTCTTGCTTGTGATGTCTGCGCCTGGACAGTTATGTTTGTCTTTTTATCAGCCTTTGATAAAGAATCACTCAAACGCTTTATCTCAGCAGTAGCACCTTTAGTGTCAATTTTAAGCGAAACAGTCTTTCTACTTAGCTGAGTGATTGCACTATTGATATTATTAATTCTACCCGTAGCTTGTGTTGTATCAACACCTACCTTGATAGTAGCCTTTTTCTGTATAAGGTCAAGAGCGCGAGTTATCTTAGCAAGCTCCTGTGTTGCTTGAGTAGTATTTGCTGTGACTTGAAAAGTAACATTCTTAACTGCCATTGTTTTAACTTCTTAGTGATGTTCGTTTTGCTTTGTTGTTGCTTCCACTATCACTTGATGTTCCTTTCTCGTACGCATCAGCCCTTTCTTCTGCAATCCGAATATAAGTACTTAAAGTCATATAATACTCGTCTACACTTAAAGATTCCAACACTTTCATCTCTGATACCTTGTTATCACAAATCAACTGATTCATGTGATTGATATCGTCTATGTAGGTCATTATCTCTTGCTGAGCAAATATTTCTTTATTCTTTCCGCGTTTTGGGCGTTCTGAAGCAAATACTCTTGTATATCTATTTCTGACATTTCTGAATAATTCATTGTGAACTCGAACGCCCTTTGGACAAAAAAATTGAAAGCCTCCTTGTTCTCTTTGATATACTCAACCTTTTTTACTCTTTCCACTTCGCTGAAATCAGTCTCATCCTCGCCCTCTAAAACAAAATAAGCAGCCGCAAGGTTGATTAAAGTCTCTTCTTCACCAATAAAGTTTAATCTAAATTCAATTTCATTTAGTATGACGAACAAATCAACGATTTTACCATTGTTTGCATGCTCTTTCATCTTACCCATTAGCTCAAGCAAGGACTCTTTGCTGATGTTCATTTCCTGGAACTTGGTTGCAACCTCAGCCGCAATAGCTCTTTTTGCAGGAATAGTGACTGCACTTTGAAACTCATACCAATTTCTACCAAGTGAATCTGTAAAAATGGGTGTTAAAGGTATTTGCGAACCTGTTTTTACGACATTTTCTACCTTAATACTCTCTGTTTGTTGTTGTTTTCTCTTAAACCAATTCATTTTTTACCTTTTTTCTTTGATTTATTTAGTGATGCTGTGCAAATAGCATAAGCAGATGATTTGCTCTTGCCTGTTTTTATCACATCTGTGACACATCGTTCAAGTTTCTTTGGCATTTTAGGCTTGTTTTAAATATCTAACAAAGTTACTATGAAATGACCACAAATAATATCGGAAGCAGTCAAGCAAGTGTGTTTTTGTTGCGTCTCTTGCCTTGTCAATAGCACCACTTTCGTTACTCTCAACAGCCATTAAGTCTCCAATCAAGAATTGACAGCTTGCGTCAATCAAAAAGTCTGGGTGTTTTTCTAAAAGCGAGTTTAAAAGTACCCTTGAGTTCTTGATAGATGGATTGAAAGATGGAACACGGAAAGAGCTGCGTGTGATTTGCAACTGCTCTTTGATAATCATGTAGTAGTTCATAGCACCTTTGGTCATAGCAGACCTGTTTGCTCCTGATGCGTCACCTGTTACAATGAAAGGTGTATCACCATATTCCTTTTGAATGGCCTCACAAAGAGCAAAGATGTCTGAGTTGCGAAGCCTAAACTCTTTCAGTATTCTAATCTTGCCACCATAGTGCTGAGCTGATATGCATGTAATCGGGTCTACGTTAAAGTCAAAGGACAAATACAAGTCTTCATTTGGATTGTACTTCAAATTAGGCTTAACCGTTTTGTTCTTGTCAAAGGCGTAGGCAAAAGGTCTATCCACATCAACTGCATCCCAATTGCCATCTACGAAGATTGCCCGTGTAATTTCATCCAGGTTATTTAAGCTCTCAATGTAATCCTCAGGTAATAAAGTATTATCAGCCATTGTAGCAGGTAAATAAAAATGCTTATCAGGCATATTCCGCTCTATATATGGCTTGTAAAACTTTTGTTTAGTCCAATTTTGGCTTGGGTTGCAAGTAATAAATATGAGTTTTGGGGGCATTGGACTGATGATGTTACGCCCACAACGAAGGATAGCCTTGTTAAAAGTCCTTTCCTGCAACTCTTGTCCTTCTTCAAGGAAAAAAAAGTTACCTTCCAATCCATCAAACTGAGTCAAATCCTTGTCATTTTGGAAGTTCTCTGAGATAAATTGCAGTTCACTTCCATTCTTAAAGATAACCAACTTGTCTTGCTGATTGTATTTTTTGACAAAAGATTTAGGGCATAGTTTAAAAAAGCTCTTGATAGAAGTCTTCTTCAACCTTGGCAAACTTTCCCTGACTACAAATGAACGTGAACCTGGGTAAAACTTAGCAAGCATAATAGCAATAGCCATTGTAACATAGGTCTTTCCACCACCTGCCGCTCCTCCGTACATCAAGTAGCTATAATTACCACTCAATGCAGCCTCAATAAACTCCTTCTGCTTAGGAAAAGGTTCAAATGCTACCATATACGCTTTTTAAAATATTGCCGTTCAAATGAATACTTATGAAGCTCAAAATAAGCCTCAATATCCTTCCAATCAAGGTAATCTTCCCTCTCAAAGTCATTAATCGTATTATTACGATGGATAATCTCATAATCAGTCAATCTCGTTTGGATATACCTGTCAACCATCCTGATATTACTCGGACTCCTACAAAGAGAGCCAATCAATAACTCAATCTCAGGTATGGTAAAGCTCAACCTACCACGAATATACTTTGGTAACTCCCACATATTAATTCAACCAAATACGTTCCTCTATCTCATCGTACACATTACAATAAAACATGTACTCATTACCCAACTTATCACTTATGTCTAAACGGCATATCGTGTATTCAATCTTGGCTAAAACATATTCAGTATAGGCAAGTGCCTGTAAGATACCTCCATGCTCAGCAATAGCATTAGAAGCAAACCTTCTAACAACATTCTACTCAGCTTTAGTCATATTATTCATGTTTAAGTAAACTTAATAACCTGGTCGCCAATCTTAAACACCTGCTCGTCAGCAACAGCCTCATGCAAGCCTTCATTGTTCCAACTCATTGGGTCACAGTTCTTTAACGCAAAGATGATAGCAGTCACATTAGGCTTAACAAAGCTCCTCTTCTTGCTCTCAGACCGACCAACAGAATCACCAATCTTATTGAACCTCTCAACACTCTCCGTTTCTTCAATAAAATAGCCCTCTATTGCCTTTTCTAAGGCTGATTGAGCCTTTTCTATCAGTTCTGATTTATATGCGCTTGTTGCCTCTCTTTTAGCGTTTTTATATTGCTCAGCTCATTCAGCGTATCTTTTTCAGTAC